AACCAGTATTCAAGAATGCAATGATATTTGGTTATCCGATGTAGGCAAATTGCAGTCTTTAGACTATAAATTAAGAAGCATTTTACAGTTTGATACTGAAGCTAACAGTCATTATTACGCTACTTATAAGTTAAAAGAAGATTGTAAAAATAAAAAAGGGGCTTAATTATGGATTTAGAACGCTACTTACATGAAGTTAATCAGCATATTAAACCTACACGGTGGCAAAGATTCAAAAAACATTTGCCATTGCTATTAATGAGAATGGGAATTTTTACCCTCTTATTGATAGCTTCTTATCTAACTTATACTTTCTAATGAGAATTAACCACGCTACGAGCTCGTACAAAGCTCGTGGTGAGGTTTTCTTTACCCTTCCTATACCTTACCTTACCCGTAAAACAAAAAGCCCCGCTGGAGAGAGTAGCAAGGCTTTTCAGGAGGATGTAACTATACAAAGAAAATGGGCGTACCTATCCCACTCGCATATTATAACATAGGTACTAATGAGAATTGAGTAAAATTAGGCAGGAATTCTACGAGAAGCTAAAGTTATTATATTATCCATAGCTAATGAGAGTAGGCGTGTATATTCTACTGGCTTCTTCTCTTTTAAATATCTAGCATAGACCGCTTTCTTCTGATTAGGCTCTAATGAATCAATGATTGCATCCATAGCCTGAACATTATTAAAATCCATATCATCAATCATTTGTTCAAATACTTCATGCGATGACTCCCCGCCTGAATTAATGAGAATGGACTTGCTAGGATAGCCTAGCTTATGATTATCCACTTTCATATATAAAGCCCAGTCTTCTAAAATAAGTTTTACTCTGTTTATATCCATTATTATATCCTCTTATATAGTATTATGTTATCTGTCATAGGATTTTCCTAGGAAATGTCAATGATTTCTGATTTCCACCTATGACCGTCTTTGTACCAACCCTCTACTAACAAAGTCCAGTTTGCTTCTCGAAGATGAGGAGTGTATTCTGAATCCTCTATCTTGCGAATCCTTGCTCTCATGTTTGTCTTACTAGTAACTTGAATGGCTACCGTATTTCCTTTGCTATCGATAGCGAGAATATCAAAATTCCACAGGTCTTGGCGTACCTTTGCGAATGAATTCCATCGCTCAACGATTTTAACAAGAGGATACTCTTGACTATCCTTTAGTCTTTTTAGTGTTCTTTGTGTTGGACTTGTCTTTGCCATTTTTATTCCCGAATATTCTATCGTAGTTATCTGAATACTTCTTATCGTCTGTTGGTCTTCTACCGCTACCCTTGCCCATCACTTAATCTCCTTCTTAATCAAGCCAACTGGTAAGTTAATATAATCTTCATGTAGACAACTGGTGTACTCTGCCTTTGGATAATTCTGCATCACATACTCATTGGCTCGTGTACAATCTACAAAATGTCCTACATATTCTGGACTGCTCATTGTAAGATATACAACTAATACATATTCAAACATGAAGAATCCCATTCTCTATCATGTACTGCATAGTGTTTATATAGGCTTTATCCCACATCTCACGCTTCTGCTCACGATTGAGATTTATTCCATTGTCATATTCATGATGGCAATTGTAACATAAGGATGCGACTAACGCATCACTTACCTTCATAGCCATCCCTTTACCCATATTCCTATGAGCCCCTACAATTGTGCCATCGTTAGCACCGCAGTGCATACATGGTAATTGTCTACATGCTTCCATCATCTTTTTACTTCTAAACATTTAATCTCCACAAAAACATGGTATTGCTTCTTCATCTGTATCAAACATATCTTTTTGTGATGTAGCAAACTCTTTTAATTTAGCATAGCTTGGTCTGTCTTTACGAAACCTAGCTCCATCTTGTTGCATCGTTTTATTTTTTTGTGCAAAATTTTCTACCTCAATCCACCAATCAGCTCGACTTGGTTTCTCTTTTATCAAACTAACAATTTGGTGAACAGGTTTTAAAAAACATAAATCACAGTTTCCGTGCATTGTAGTTCCATTCATATTTGGAAGACCTAAATCAAAATCTTGCTCTTTCCAAAATTTACTTATGTCATGCTTTGTAATTCCATCAACAAATAATGGAACTCTACTGCTATCTACTTTAGAAGCCCTTCTTGGTTCATCTGCACGAATTCCCATCCAATCCATATTTTCGTTATGCTCCCATCCTAAAGATTGTATATATTTATGTATAACTCTTATCTTTAATTTAGCAGTACATGTTCTTGCTACTGGATTTGGTAAATTTGATGAGTGTTTTAATAACTCTAAAAACGGTTCACCATTACGGGATGCAGTTTCAAAGTCAACTATTTTAAATCTTTTACTTGCATCATCATCCCAAATATATTCCAACCATGTTATTGGCACATTCCATTTGTCTTCGCAGTCTTTAACAAACTTTAATGTAGCTTCTTCTTCTTTACCTGTGTTAGCAAATACTACAATAGCATCATCAGGTAATCCATTATTAGATTGTAATACTCTCCATAATAAATATGCAGATGTTCTGCCGCCACTAAAGCTAATCACTGTTGGTTCTGTTATTTTGTAAGGGTCTGTCATTATTCTTCCTTAAATTGAAAACCATATTGAGATGCCCACCATTCTATCTGCTTCTGGTATTCAGCCATCTCTTCTGTATTCAGAGAAGTGGTACTTGGAATCTTAACAATCTTCTCACCGTTAACTTCCACCTCTTCCTTAAGGAATCTAAACTTCATGAGTGAGTCCATCTCTTCTGGCTCATAACCCAGTCCATCACCGATAGCCTTCAGAAGTTTCCAGTATCGTTTATTCTGCTCTATGCTTCTAGTAAATTTATGTTCATTCACATCAACCCTCCATAGTTTATCAAAGTCTAATTGTTTTATCTTGTCTATAAAATTATCAAGATTGTTTTTTGTTAGGGTGAATCGCATCTTTACCTTCCTTTACATATTTAATAACAACACCATTCTTATCTGTAATTTTGTAACTGGTACAGTTAAACTCTTTAATAAATTTAAGTAGCTCATTCATAGCGGTCTCTCCTTGTAAGTTAAACTTTTCTCATCAAACCACAAACCAAATGTTCCCTCAAATGTATAGTTACGCTGTTTCTGTACTGTAAGGTAAGCAGTAGGTTCGTTGATTCTATCTTCTGGACAATTACCAGCAAACTTTAAATCTTCTATCTCACGATTACGCCAACATAATAAAATATTATCACTTAAGTTTCTAATATGACTTGATCCTAAAATGTTTGTAGCATCTGGCTTTTGATATTCATCTGACATCTTACGAGTATGACAAACTAAAAATACATGAATGTTTAAATCACGGCAGTATGAAGCTAACCTATCAATAAATATTTTTTGTGCATCATAGTTGTCTTCAGAAATATCTCCCATCTTCATCAATGAGTCAATCACAAATACATCTATTCCTAAAATCTCTTTACCATACTGCAATACTGCAAACATATCTTTTGAATCAGTAACTCCCTGTTGGTCGTAAATGTATAACTTGTCTAGATAGTTATTACAAAACTCTTTTAAAAATTTCTCTGTAGGATGTGGATCACCTAGCTTTTGCTGAACCATTCTAGATAATGTGAGTACAGGTTTCATCTCCATACTAGCTATGAGTATTTTAGTATAGTGCATTAGATACAAGCATATCTGTGATAACATCATTGACTTACCATGACCAGATACACCAGTAAAAGCTGTCAGCTCTCCTTTCCTGACTGCAAAGTTATTATCTGCTTTTGCAAAAGGTAATGAATATCCTGCATTGCGTTCTTCTTTGTAATACTTAACTAACTGATCGTAATAACCGTCTGTAGATTTAATCTTATAATCTGCTTGGGTTATCTTGCCTGTTTCTGAATCAACTTGTTCTTTAGTAATCACAAGTCTATCCATTAACTGCCCTACGGTCATCTCATTCATAATACTCTCCCTTTAATTCTTGGCTGTGTTGCTCCTCCATCTTCCCATCTTCTTTGATTAATAATAACTT